AAATGGAATATCATATAAACCGGGTGTAAGTTATATCGACGGAAGTTATGCACTTCTTGTTGATCATTATATTAAAGAGTTAGGACACTCGGCAATTTATATCGATCCATTAGCAAGTGAAATGCCAAGTAGTGCGGCATCAATAGGAGGCATTGTTTTAATGTGCCATCCTGAAATGTATTTAGACTATTCAACTGACAGTATTATTATTGATCCTTGGAGACAAGTAGAGAAGGATCCAAGGTATATGGTAATACATTACGGAAATACTAGATGATTTATTCTAAAACAAAACCACTGTTGTATTTTTCAGAAGTAGCAGGAAAGTCTTTCAATTGGTATTGTGGTGATGACTTTGAAAACTTTGTCGCCAGCAATAAACCTGATTGGAGATATTTTAAAACAGCGGCAAGTTTAGAATACAAGTTTAATAGTTTAGGATATAGAACAAAAGAATTAGATAACTTAGGAGATTATATTTTAGTCTTTGGGTGTAGTTATACTGAAGGTGTTGGGTTGTTTGATGACGAAATTTGGTGTAATGTACTAGGTAAAGATTTAGACATAGAAGTTGTTAATTTAGCAAAGGCCGGAACAGGACCCGATATCATTAATATCAATACACAGTTGTTTGTTAAAAATAAGTTTGTTAAACCACGAGCAGTTGTTGTACAATGGCCCCAATCATCGAGAAAAAGTTTTGGTTATATAGAACGTGAAGGTTTATTTAAAAAAGCAATTAGATTAGAAGATAGAAATATTCAATGGGATAATGTTTTAGACGAACCTGCTGATACTTACGAAATGAGAGATTCACAATGGTATTTTAAGCGTTGGGCAGTAGAAGACGGACAAATGATGTTTGAAAATAGTTTACATATTAATAGTGTAAACAACTTATGGAACGCACTAGGCGTTCCAGTCTTTCATTGGACCTTCCAAGGAGACTATGTTACTTCTTATGATAAGGATATGTTTGCCAAAATTAATTTAGATAATAAAGATAGAGCACGAGACAACGCACATGACGGTCCGTTAATTCATCAGGAAGTAGTAGATAAAATTAGGGATAACGTAAGATGTATGATATAGTTTTTATTAGTTATGGAGAACCCCACGCTGACCAAAACTTTGAAATGTTAAAAAGTAAATTTCCTATGGTCAAGCGTGTAAAAGATGTAGACGGAATCCATCAAGCACACGTACTTGCGGCTAAAAAATGTTTTACTAAAATGTTTTGGGTAGTTGATGGCGATGCAGTACTTCAAAACGATTTTAATTTTGATTACGAGGTTTCCGAGTGGGATTTAGAGACAGTTCATGTATGGAGAAGTCTAAATCCTGTAAACAACTTGGAATATGGATACGGTGGTGTTAAACTTCTCCCTAGATCACTCACACTGAACATGGACACCACCGTACCCGACATGACAACTAGTATTAGTAGTAAATTTAAAGCAATGCCTGAAGTAAGCAACATGACTGTTTTTGATACTGATGAATTTTCAACTTGGAAGAGTGCATTTAGAGAATGTGCAAAATTAGCAAGTAGAACTATTAAAGGTCAAGTAGACGATGAAACAGAAAAACGTTTAGAAACTTGGTGTACAGTAGGAAACGGACCGTACGGCAAATATGCTATTCATGGTGCTCTAATAGGAAAGCACTGGGGCGAACAATATAAAGACAATAAAGAAATGTTATATAAGATTAATGACTTTAAATGGTTAAAGGAACAATTTGACGATTATGCAGATTCCATTTAAAGACATAGTTAAGTTCGGACAAAAAACAATGTTAGACACTAAGTTGTTTAACGTTAGTTGGATCCTTGGACGTTTTTGTAATTACAAATGTAGTTACTGTTGGCCTTATGCTAATACTGATAAGCCAGATCATCAACCTTTTGAAATTTATACTAAGACGATTGATGAAATTAAACGCCAAGCAAGAGCAAACGGATTTACAGATTTTCATTTCAGTTTTTCAGGCGGCGAGCCAACCGCATACAAAAATTTTGGCGAACTCGTAGAGTATTACTGTAGCGATACAGAAGCACCTTACCAAAGTTTACATATGACAACAAACTTGTCGCCTGGATCTAAATGGTGGGGTAGGTTTATTGATGCAACAGCAAATCTATCACGCAGAAGCGTAACAGCAAGTTATCATGCCGAATTTGCAAATGAACAAGAGTTTGGTGATAAGTGCTTACAACTCATGAAAGGTGGTGTATATGTTACAATTAATCAAGTCATGGTTCCAACGCTTTTCGAAACACTATTCGAACGTTGTGAACGATTTGCCGCCAGAGGTATTAATGTCACTCTCAAGCCTCAATCCGACCCAACTGCCTCCTACGTGGTGGAAGGATATACCAAAGAGCAAATCAAAATCATGCAAGAAGGATTCCCCCAAAAAGTCGAAGACGAAGAAGTCTACCAAATAAAACTTACGGACGGAATTCAGGATTACTATATGGACCAAGCAGAGCGTTTCAATGCTTTTGACTTTAATCGTTTTAAAGGATGGAACTGCTCTGCAGGATATCAAAGTTGTATTATACGCGGCGAAGAAGTTAAGAGGGCATACAGTTGTGCGGAAGAGCCTTTAGGCACGCTGTACGACGGTTTTACGCTGTTTAAAGCACCATCTAAATGCATTACTGATACCTGTGTAAGCAGTGCAGACAGCAAAATACCAAAGGTAAAGTTATGAGAATTGAATTAGAAGATATTATGTTTTGGATGGACGCTATTAGGAATAGCGAAGACAAGTATCGAACATTAGAAAGTTTTTGGAAAGGACAACTACGTAGTAAGCGTTGGTTAGTTGAACAATTAGAAGAGTCTGCTTTGCCTACTAAAAATAAAATTGTAATACACGGTGGTTGGAACGGAGTACTTGCTAGTCTTATTTTTAACAGTAAAGTAAATGTTAGTCATATTACATCAGTTGATGTTGATCCTGAATGCCAACAAATTGCTAGTACAATAAACAAACGTCAAGAAATGTCCGGAGCATTTACAGCCGTTACAGCAGATATGTGTGATTATAAGTACGAAGCAGACATTGTTATTAACACGAGTTGTGAACATATTACACAGGAACAATATGAGCAGTGGTTAAACAATGTACCTGACAATGCTACTATTATATTACAAAGTAATAATTACGATGAACTTGATGAACATATTAGATGTGCAAAAGGTATCAACCACTTTACAACACAAAGTCAAATTAAACCTTTCTTTAGAGGAACATTCCCTCAACAGAAATACGAACGTTATATGATTATAGGTAAGAAGCAGTAATGTATAAACTAGACGAGATAAGAGCAATACATTTAGAAGTCACTTCAAAGTGTCAAGCCTCTTGTCCTATGTGTGCAAGAAATTTACAAGGCGGCCCATTAAATCCTTTTCTTAAATTAAATGAAGTTGACCTAGGAACTTTTGTTAACTGGATACCGAGAAACATTGTACGACAACTAGATCGTTTGTATATGTGTGGTAACTTTGGTGATCCTATTATTGCAAAAGACACACTTGAAATATTTGAATATCTACGTGAAACAAATTCATCAATTAGCCTAAGTATGAATACAAACGGAAGTGCTAGAGATACAAAGTGGTTTGAAAAACTTGCTAAATTAAATGTGCGTGTTCGTTTTGGTATTGACGGATTAGAAGATACACACAGCAAATATCGTATTGGTACAGACTGGAATAAAATTTTAGAAAATGCAAGAGCATTTATTAATGCTGGCGGATACGCTATATGGGATATGTTAATCTTCAGTCATAATTCTCATCAAGTTGATCGTTGTAGAGATATGGCAGGTGATATGGGGTTTAAAGAATTCTATAGTAAAAACACAAGCAGATTTAGAGATGATGCGTTACCTGTACTTGACAAAAACGGAAAACAAGTTGATGTGCTATACCCGACAGAAAAAAGTACACAACAGAAAGAAAAAATTAAACAAGTAAAAGCATCTGAAGAGGTGTGTACTATTAAATGTAAAGTAAAAGAAGAACGTGCAATTTATATAGGTGCTAATGGAAATCTATTACCTTGTTGCTGGCTGGATCATGATTATATACAACCTACATCAACAAGTAGAATTGACTTTTTAAATCATTTTGGAAATTACCCTAATTTGCATAGTAATACTATGCAAGAAATATTCGATGACGGATTTTTTGATACAATAGAACGTGGTTGGAAAACTAATCCATTAAAAGAATGTAAAAAACAGTGCGGAACATATGACAGATTCAAAGAACAATTCAACTAAGACATTTTGTCCTTTACCGTGGATACATTTAGCAACTCGTCCTAACGGCGATGTGCGTGTATGCTGTACCGCTAATGCTAGTGGCGCAGGTGTAACTGACGACAAAGAAGTTGGACTTGTAAAACGCGACGGCGTTGCAATGAACGTTCGAGATCATACTATT